GGATCAGCTTGACGTTGTTTAACATTCTTAGCTGTTTCAGTTTGGGTTTTCTTAACAAGTACATTCATATCTTTCATGTTTTGATATGCGACTCCTAAGTCTTTAAAATTATATTTGATTGCATGATTAAAGAGTTGTGATTCGTTTATTGATGGATCATTCTTTTTTAATTCTTCTAGTTGTGAAATAACTTGTTCCTCAACTTGCTTTTGTTGCTCTAGGACTTGTTGTTGTTCATGAGCTTCTTTAGCTTTGAAGTATTTATAAAGGTCATCATAATCGTTAATCTCTGGTTCTTCCGATTCTACCTTTTGAGTTTGATTATCGTTAGTAATATTTTGTCCCTTCTCGTATGTTGCGAGTCTTTGGGATTTTCGTGTGTAATCAGATTGTATTTTTAAATATTCATCTTTTACCTCTTGCGGTGTTAGCTTTCTACCATCTGGTAATTCAACTAAACCATCATCTGCAACTTCATCTACTGTTTCTTCTGTAGATTCTTCTGCTTGTTCAGCTTCTACCTCATTAGTTGTTTCTTCTGTTTCAACTTGTGGTTCTTCCGCTGTTTCTGCTGGTGATTCAGCAACTGCTGGTGTTTCAACTGGTGTTCCAGTATCTACACTTACTACTTCAGTTTCGTATCCTGACATAAAATATTCTTACGACTGTGATTCAATTAACTTGGTCTAGTAAGACTGATAATTTTACACTTGGTCGGATTATTTCTTTTAAAATAGATTAACGACATCTCGGTCAAATTTTATTCAATTTCTTGTTTAACTTCTATCTCCCCTTGAGGAGTTTTTCTTTTAACTTCAATCTCTTTCCGTTTATCCTGACGTTCTGCCAACTTTTCAGCTAATAGAACTTGTGGATTTACCTGAATACCTACATTTGCAAGTAATTGAACTTGAGCATCAGGTGGAAGGTCTTGATAGTTAATAGAAATATTTGGAGGTTTTTCCTCCTTTTGAGGGGGTGCTAGTTCTTGTAGTTCTTCTGGTGTTATACCAACTGCTTCGTTTGGATTAAGTTTGTAACGCTGTGCATTCTGTGCCATTTCTTTAGCATTTGTATAGCCAGCTTCTTCCATATAATCAACAGGTGAGATAATTCCAGCTTCAACATCTTTCTGTGCTCGTTCAAATCTAAACTCTGAATCAACTGGGAGTGTTTTACCAGGCAATACCTGAATTTCACTTCCTGTTTCAAAGTCATCTTGAATAAGTCCGATAATCTGTGCCGCATCTTCATCTCCAACCCATTTAGCGTAGTGATATTCGGTATATCGAGTCTTTGCTAATTGATAGAACCAGCTAAAGAGTTCGCTGTATACCCAATCGGTAACCTGTACAAGCTCATTAAGACGTAAGAATGACTGTTGAATCAATGCAAGCCTTCCTGCTTTTGTTTCTTGCCCTTCTCGTTCTCCTCTAAATGCAGATGAAGCCGCCATAATGTTATCAATCTCATTCCGAGAATCAATCATATCGTCCATTACCATAGCTGGTAGTGCTACCCCTGTTTCACGTTGTACGCCATTAATAACTCCTTTTCCCCAGACTATACCTTTAGCTTGGAATGCTAGTGATTGTGCGTCTGACTTAGTCATTACCTCTGAATCAACCTTGATAACTCCATTCATTAGCTCACAGTTGTGTCCAATATCTTGCTTTCTACGGTCAATAGCTTCCTGTAGCGGAATAGATAGTGTTATGAAGTCTGTACGTCCAATAGGTTTATTCTCGTTGTTAAGAATAGTTGCGAAAATGTAAGGTTTTCGTGGTTGATTGAAATAATTAAAGTAATAAGACTTGTATGTTATTTGCTCTCTATGTTCTCCTTCTACCTCAATAACATCTTCTTCAACTTCTTCTTGTTGACTTCTGTTCTCTTGGTCTACCTTAATTTGATTCATCAAAACTCGGCGTGGTTCATCAATTAAAGCATTTTCTCCTTCAAGTTGTTCTTCTTCTTCTTCGGTTACAAGTAATCCGTCCCAATCCCAATAAGGATTTCGCCCTTTTGAAAGGATAATGTTGTCATACTCACAAACAAGATAGTCATTAATCCAACACTCTTTATATTTAATCTCTGGATTATCTATAAACGCTTGGTCAATAGTTTCTTCTGTATATCCTTTCTTTTTAAGAATTTCTAGTTTCTTTTCTGGGAATCTAGCAATAACATTAATTAAATTGTCATTAACTTCCTCAATAGCAAACTCGCTTTCTTCTTCTTTGGTTGAGTTCTTTGAGAATCTAACGTCTGTAGGTTTAATTGCTTTTACATCAAAATCATCAATCGTTGGATTCCAAAAAGGTTTAAGGATTAGCAATCGCCCGAAATAAAGGTTTCGTAATGCCATTCGCATATCCTCCTTAACATTTAGATCACGAAACTTCTTTAAGAAGAATCGTTCTAATTTCATTGAAAGCTCTTTACTTTCTTCCCCCTCTCTTCCTGGAATAAAGTTCAAACCTGGTGGATTTGCAATAACAGAGTTAATAACTGCTTCCATGTTTGGAGTAATACGGTTAGCTTGTACTTTTTGAATAGTTGCTGGTACTTTCTTAACCCAATTAGCTTCATTATCGTAATAACTTGTGTTAGTGTCGTATATTTTCTTAATTTCAGACCACAAAGGTTCAGATGAAGACCATCTGTTGTTTATTAGTTTTGCTATTTTTTTGTCGTCTAATTTGTTTATTTTCATAAGAAAAAGGCAAGCAAAGATTACTCTCTGCTCGCCGTTGTTCGGTTAAAGCTGTATGTATTACATTATACCCCATATACACATAAACGGTCAAATGTCTAGTGCATATTTATTCCTTTCGCCATAGTATTTCTTCTTTGGTCAAGTTTTTTAGCTCATTATTAGAGAAATTAAGGATTGTTTTACCAAAGCCAACATCAAATGCCTTGTTATCAATTAAGGTTACGAATTTATCGTAATGTTCTTGAAAATATTTCCATCGTTCTACATCTTTTTCAGACATGAGTATTGTTATATCGCTATTCATCTGTGTATTTTAGGTTATCGAAGTATTTATCAAAGTCGCCAACCTTGTTATCTTCACTAATAATCTGATACGGTTTTGGAATATCTGACATAAACACTCCATTCCCCTGACTCTCTACAGCTAATCGGTAGTAGAGTGTGGCAAAACAATAGTGGTCTACTCCTGTTGTACTCTCCCACACATATTTCTCTATTCCTTTCGCATTTATAACCTTAACTCTCCGCAAAGTTTCAAAATGTTTGATATATTCAACTAATTCTTTGTTGGAAGGTACACCAATAAGGAACTTTGCACTTACCATATCGTCAATCATCATATCAATACTCCTATCCCTATGGGAATAGATAATACCTTTCTTATCATTCTCACCATACCAGTAGACAAGCTGTGGATTGTTCGCATTTTCCATTGGATACCACATCAAAGCATTTCTATAGTTCTTAACGTAGTATTTAGACATAGTGCTATCAGGTAAGGCATCTATGACTAGTTTAGGTTTATAATGCTTCATCATATCATCTAAGAAGCTCCATTCAGTAAATGTTCCTACTTTTATAATCCCTTTCTCACTACCTAGCACATAGTTTTTCCTGTTCCCAACATCAACCCCTAGATAATAATTACCTGTAACTAAGTCTTTCGGAGTCCATAAATCAAGAATAGTTGTCCTTGATACCGTTAAATCTCCAGGATTGTAGGGTTCTCCTAATACGAAGTTATAAAAGTACTCTTGATCGCCATAACTATCCTCGATAATTTCTTTAGCACTAATCTTTGTAGCAATAAGGTGGGATAAATGCCAACCTGAAACATCATAGTTAGGATTAAGTTGTCCGTTCCACACTACACCGTCTTGGTCTATCCAGCGTCCTTGCCTTCTTACATCATCACTAATAGGCTCTTTACAATTCTTGCAAATAAAGATTTTCTTCTCTAAATCAAATGAATCTGGGAAATTCATATAATGTTCATCATTACAATGTGGACAAGTTATGTGCCATTCCTTTTTATCTGACTTATTCCACTCAATATCAAGCGTATCACGTTCTACAGTTGGGTTAGAGAATAGCCAACGTCCTTTGTAATCTGAATCCTTAGTACGAGATTTATAGGTATTCAATGCTTCTTGTCCCGAACGACTAGCTTCATCATGAATCACTAGGTCTGCAGATGTTGAAATCGCTGCACTCTTTGAAATTGTACCCTTAAAATAGATAGTTCTTCCGTGAATATCTTTACGTTCAATGTTATCAGTCTGAATATCAGCGAACACTTGCCTATTGTTCATTAAGATACGGTTAGTCTTTGTTCCCACAAATTCTCTAACATCACTATCAGTCGGCATAGTATAAATAATGTTCCATTTAAACTTCTCACAGGCAAATAGTGCTTTTAAATTAAAGGTTACAGACTTACCAACCTGTGCACACGCCTTAACTGCAATTCCCCTACTCCAATCAGTTAAAATATCAAGCAAAAACGCATGGTCTTTGAAATCCAATGCGTCCCCTTTCTCTGAAACAATACCATTCTTAAAAATCCAGTTGAGAATTGATAAATCTTCAATTTTTGGTTCTGTTTCAGTATTCATAATTAATTATCTTGTTTCTCTGGGAACTCTGCACATACCACTTCAATATCACTAAAGATAGATGCAATAGAGATAGCTGTTTCAAGTGCGATACGTTCCACTTTAAATGGGTCAATAATACCAGCGAAGTGCATATCCCTTAATCGTTTAGATTTAAAGTCTATACCCATTCTACTTTGGTATATAGTGTCTGGTATTGATAACTTCCAAAACTCATACCATTTCTTTTGCATACCTGCATTCTCTTGCATCTGTAAAAATGGCTCAATTAATGCTTTTTTAAACAAAGGGTCTGGATGTTCATTAGCTACTCTAACCAAATCACTACCACCACCAGCAATAACCCCTTCATCAAGAGCAAGTCTAGTTGAGTTAATAGCATCTTCAATCTTATTCACCTTGAGTCGTAGCTCATCAACTGTAAATGCTCCCACCTTAATAACTCCAACCCCACTTGTAAGCCCAGCAAGGCGTTCCTCTGCGACCTTCTTGTCGTATTCGGAAGTATTGTCTATTAGCTCTTTAATCACGCTTACACGGTC